TATGTCTTATGTCCCGCTGCTTATTTCGGAAGGCTGGCATAGTAAAAAATTGGAAGATGCAATCGGGCATCCTGTTCCTCGCTTTACATACTATGAAGGCTACCATTTTGTAAAAAAGGCGGTTCAAATGTTCAACCGTTCAAATCCTTATGGTGTTTACATCTCTCCTGATGACATAGAAGCTGAATGGGAAGGACAAAGCATTAAGTTTGTGTGGTAAGAAAGGAGTGATATAATGGCAAATAATAGCAAGATAGTGATAACAGCGGGGCTGCAAGTTCCTGAAACAGTCCATAACATACAAGACGAATTAGACAAACAAGTTGCGCCTAATTTAAAGTTGGAGATTGCTTGTAATATAAACACAAGTAATCTTTCTCAGATACAAACTCAGCTTAATGAAATGTCTAAAGGGCTGTCTGTTAATGTAAACACGAGTGGTATACAACAAAGCATTAATCAGGCAACTCAAAATAATGCTATTAAAGTGCAAGTATCTACTGAGGTTGACACTAAAGTCATTAATAAAGACGTAGATACGATTAAGAAATTATTTCAGTTAGGGCTTAAAGGCAATACCCTTACGGATTTTAGACAGGAACTAAAGCCTTTGTTACAAGAGTTTGCCAACGCTTATAAATCTCTTGATACAAGTGCAATAGAGAAATCATTTGAGAAGATTTTAAACTTTATAGAACAAACCAAAAACGAGACATTTGTTTTGGATGATGCTCTCAAGCAAGCACAGGCTGAGTTGCGAGAGCTTCTTAAATTTGAAGGTCGTGTCAGCATTGATATGCCTACTTTTGGCGATCTTAAATCTATTTTTGGCAGCAAAGCAAGTGCAGAAAACGCTCTGAATACTGTATTTGGCAAAGGGCAATGGGCTTTAAGTGAAATACAAAACAGAATGTCTCATCAGGGTTTTGATACGATAGCCGAAAGGTTCAAAATAGAAGCTAACAATTTGGCAGAGGGTATCGCTGGGCTATACGATCAGCTTAGTCGCCCAGTCCCCAAAGGCAACATTTTCGATGTTGTTGAAAGCAAAACGGAGATGCTTGATGCCCTTGCGGGATCGTTAAAACTTCCGCAAGGAATATATGAATTTTTTGGAGATGAGTTGTGGACTACTGGCAAACCAATGGAGGGTTTGAAAGTAGAAATACAAGGTGTAGATTCTGCAATGCAAGCACTGGCATCTGATGCGAAACAAGCTGATGTTGTTATAGATGAGTTATTGTCATCAGTAGGAAATGCAGATGTCAAATATCCCAGTATAGCAAAAATTGGCACATCAGAATTTACCAGCAATAAGCAACAGCTTGATTTTGCCAAAGAACAGCTCAATGATTATTTTACTAATATTGCAAAGGTTGAAGATAGCGCAAACCGAATCAAGAGAGCCATTAGTGATACCGACGGAGAACTCACTCGCTTCTATGTTCAAGTAGAAAAAGGTGATAAATCAATTGAAACTCTTACCTATGCCCTTAATGAGCAAGGTAACGCTTATGAATATCTTGGCAAGGTGGTGCGTGAAGCCGACAACTCTACGGATTTTCGTCGCAAAGGCTTAGATACTCAGATTGAAATTCAGACTCAAAAGGTAGAGCAGTTTGCAGAAACAGTTGGCAAGTCGCAAGAGGCTACTGCTATCTTGGGCAATGATATTGCTAAACTGAGAGAGGATATCAGCAAGGTTGGCGACACAAATGCCATGAACGCATTTCTTGACAACTTTGACATTGCAAAAGCTAAATTTGGAGCAATAAGCGCACAGTTGCAAAACACCAAAAGGGATTATGATAGTGTTAATAAATCTATAAATGAAAACATTAAATCTCTTGAAAAGTTCAACAATAGCACTGTTGCCAAAAATAACGCAAGCAATCCTACTGTTGTGAGCCAAACTGGATTAAATGCGGATTTGATTAATCAGTTGCGTGGCTTGCAAGAGTCTTTGGCAAATGATAAGTCGCCTGAGAATGTTGCAAGAATAACTGCAAAGGTGAATGAACTTGACGGTTCTTTGAAAGACGCAACTGCTCGGAGTGCAGAGTTAAGTCGAAGTTTAAAAGATGAATCATCTGCTGCAAAACTTGAATCAGATATTAGAAATCTGACAAATCGAGTAGAAACATTTGCAAACACAAATAAGAGAGCTACCGAATCGCTTAAACTAATGCGAAATGGTGTGACCTTTGCAGATGAGTGGAAAAGAATAACTGAGCAACTTAAATCAGGGAACTTAGATGACAACGCTATACGTCGTTTAAGTAACGATTTAAGAAACTTTCAGGCAGAGGCAAAGAACGCCAATCTAACAACAAGTAAATTTTTCACTGATATGGGAAGTCAGTTGAAGATGCTTGTTACAAGATGGCTTTCTTTATACGCCGTTATTGGCAGAGTAACTTCGGCTTTAAACGACCTTAAAGAAGTAGATAAGATTCTGACTGAAATTGCGAAATCAAGTGATGTTACAAGAGAAAGCTTAGAAGAACTCGGTAACGCTGCGTTTGAAACTGCAAATCAGTATGGTAGAACCGCTGCGGATTATCTCTATGGTGTGCAAGAGTTCTCTCGTGCTGGTTTCCGAGGAGATCAGTTGACAGGCTTGACAGAAGTTTCTCTGTTGGCACAATCTGCTGGTGATATTGAAACAGACTTAGCTAATAGCTACGTTATTGCAACTAATGCCGCTTATGGCTATAAAGGTAGCGTAGAAGAACTGACAGAAGTTCTTGATAGACAAAACTATGTTACAAACAACTACGCCCTTAACATGACAGACCTTGCCAACGCAACCAAGATAGCAGCTTCTCAGGCGGCTCAGTCTGGTGTTGAGATTGACGAAATGACAGCGGCTCTCGCCACTATGATATCTTCAACTCAGCAAGGCGGTGAGATAGCATCAAGAGCTTTGCGTGGTAAACGTGCGATACGCACACTTGCCCTTTATAGGTGTGAACCTATAATTGCATAAACCCCCAAACTGCGGGAAAAGATTGATATTATTCTTTACTACAACATAACTGGAAACGGTAAGTGTGAATGTTGCCGAAAGGCAGAAAGAAAAAGAATGATGGCATATGCTAAACAATAATGCTAAGTGCCTTCATAAAATCCAATCCGCAACCAAGCCCCTAAACCATATGGCAATAAGCAAACTAAGTATTTGCTGGGGAAGGCTCACAGACTGTAAGAGGGTTGACTTAACAAGTTTGAAATACAGTCGGAACAGCCGAAAGGTTCTATACTCGTCCAAAAGACAAGGTGCTTAGACCGAGAAGTAGTATAGAGTTATTTTACACATTTATTATTATAAGGAGGAGGTGATTAAAATAAAAAAGACAAGTGATGAAGAAATAAAATCATTATGTGAATTGAAAGGATTGAAACTATTAAATCGGTTTGTAAAAAATAGTCAAACATATTTGACCTGTATATGCGATAAACATTATGAACCCTACCAGTTTGAAATATCATTCCGAAATCTTCGCAATTTAAAGAAAAGTTGCCCGAAGTGTTCAGGGAAAAACATGAATACCAAAGACATTAAATACAGAGTGGAAAGTGAATTGAAAGTACCAGTTGAAATAATTGGGAATTATGTGGATATGAAAACGCCGATAAAAACAAAATGCAAAAAATGCGGAAGAGAATGGGATGCCAATGTGGTTTCATTATGTCAGGGTTCTGGGTGCAATAAATGCAAAAAGAGTAAGCCAAAGAAAACGCATGAAAAATTCATAGAAGAAATGTCCTTAGTGCAACCTAATCTCATTATAACTTCTATTTATGCAGGGGATGCTAAAGAGGTGTCTTATAAATGTAAGATTGACAACTATGAGGGTGTAGCAACGGCAGGAAGGCTTTTGGCAAAGGTTACTCAGTGTACTTGCTGTGTAAAAAAGAAACTTCACGATACTCAGATTTTGCCATACGAAGAATTTGAAAAAAGATTGTTAAAAATCAATCCAGACATTACTATTCTATCGGGCTATGATGGTTACGAGAGCAAAGTGAGGTTAATGTGTAATAAGCACAACAAGATATATACTCAGAGAGTTGGCGATGCTTTAAAAGGAAACTGTGGTTGTTCACAATGTGTATCTTCTAAAGGCGAAAACGAAGTGGAAAAAATACTACGGGAAAATAATATCGACTATATAAAGCAGTACAAATTTGATGATTGTTGCGATATTAAACCTTTGCCTTTTGATTTTTATATTCCATCATTAAATATGGCAATAGAATATCAAGGTCAACAGCACTACAGTCCTGTTAATTTTGGCGGATGTTCCGACGATGTTGCTTTGAAGAATTTTGAAAATCAGCAAAGGCGTGATGAAATCAAATTTCAATATTGTCAAAGCAACAAGATTAAGTTGCTTTTAATTCCGTATACAGAGTTTGATAATCTCTCTAAAATTATCAAAGAAAATGTGTAAAATAATTGTTTGATTTTAATGAATATCCAACAGGTCAAAGGAGAAGTTGGTGATGGCGAAGAAGATATCACAGCCGAATCTTTGAGCAAATACGAAAAAGCCGCAGCTAATTTAGGTGTTGCTTTGAAAGAAGTGAAAGACGGCGTTGTTGTTCTTCGTGACCCTATGCAAGTTCTTAATGATCTTGCCGTGGCATTTAATAAAGAATCAGATGATTCAATCAAAAAAGCGGAATTGATTAACGCTGTCGGAGGTAATTGACTTGCCTCAATATATAGAAATATATATCTGGAACGTATTTAATTGCAGGTAAAGCCTTAGAGCCTTGCACTACAATAGCGGAGAAATCACGTTATGAAAGTTTGAAAACGCAAGGATTGGCTGTTCATGCAGGAAAGCACCCTAACGTAAAGTCGAGGGTGAATCTTCAACGACTATCCCCATGTCGGGCTGTGATTACAGCAATAGGAGTACGGCACAATCGCAAAGGTGTGGGTGAGAATCCCTTAAATGGAAAAGGTACGCCCCTAACGTAAAGTCGAGGGTGAAGAAATAGTCTATTCTCATGTGAAAGCATGAGTCGTTGTTTAATTAGGTGATATTATGAAAAAATATGATAAAGAATATTCTACTCAGTATACTCCTGAGAAGAAATATTTGGACGGTTTGGGAATAAAGCCGTCTTTTACAAAAGTGATAAACGAAGTAACAACTTATAAATATGTAAAAACTCCTGAGTTATTTAAAGCTTTGGAGATTTTTTATGCGCAAAAATAAGTTGAACGGTGATAATATAAAGGTGATAATATGGCTCATAATAAATGGTATGACGAAGAAAAACAAATAATTATTGACAATTATAAAGAAATGTCTGATGAAGAACTATGCAATCTTATTCCTCGACATAGTGCATTGTCTATTGGTACAATGAGAAAGAGATTAAAATGTTTAAGAGAAAAAGGAAAATACTCTTTTGATGTTGTATTAATGTATTTAGAAAAGAAAGGTTATATTCCATTATCGAATAGCTCTGAGTACAAAGACGCTTGCAGTCCTATTAGATATTTATGTCCTATTCACGGAGAGCAAACGACAACTCTTGGTCATTTAATCGAAGGTAAAGGGTGTAGAGAGTGCGGGAGAGAATCAACCGCACAAAAGAAAAGAAGTGACATTAGCCTGCGTATAGATGAAGATATTTCTCATTGTAAAAGACTTGGTTTGATGTATGTCGAAACTTATCGCAAATATTATGATGACGGAAAAAGTAAGGTAATGGTAAGATATATATGCAATAAACACAAGGATAAAGGCATTCAAGAAGTCAAACGCTACGATTTATATAAAGCAAACTATTCATGCAAATATTGTTACCCTACGTCTTATACTCATGATGAAATCAAGGAAAAGATCTCTATGTTTGAAGATCACTTTGAATTTCTGTCGGACGACTACACAAAGGTTTATGACAGAATTTTGTGTCGTTGCAAGAAACATAATATTGTAAAATCGGTTCTTATAAAAGATATTTTAAACGGACAGGGTTGTTATGAGTGTGGACTGGAAAAATTGGCTGCTGCTAATTTGCTATCAACGGACGAGGTTAAACGTAGAATTTCGAGCATTAATCCTCATATAGAGTTAGTGAGTGAATATAAGGGCGGGAAAGAACCAGTTACCGTAAGATGTCGGATGTGTGGAACTAAATGGGACACACATACTTACACTTTATATAGGTGTCCAGTTTGTGATTTTTATTATAAAGGTGAACAATTAACGGCAGATTTTCTTAATGAATACGATATAAAATATATACCACAATTTAAATTTGACGATTGCAGATACAAAAAACAATTGCCGTTTGATTTTTACCTTCCAGATGAAAATATTTGCATCGAATATAACGGACTTCAACATTATCAGCCGTGTGATATATTTGGTGGACAAGAGAGATTTGAAGAACAGCAAATAAGAGACAATATTAAACGGCAGTATTGTAAGGATAAAGGGATTAAGCTTATTGAAATCCCATACATTTACAATACAAAAGAAAAAATTAATAATTTTCTAAAGGAGAATTTATAATTAAACAACGAGGGTGAATTTGCGACTCACCTAAATACTAAAGAAGTATCGTGGCAACCAGTTAGCCGCTTTGCTTAGTAACTGGGACACGTATAAAGACATTCTTAATACATTCAACTCAGAACAAGCTGTCGGTTCTGCTTTTAGAGAAACGCAAAAAGACGTTGAATCTTGGAGTGGACAGCTTAATATTTTAAAGAATAACTGGGATGAATTTATAAAGGCAGTTATTAAATCTAATACTGCTATTAATACCTTAAAAGGATTTAGTGGCGTATTAAACGGACTTACTGCCGTATCAGATAAGTTGGGTGGAATTGGTACTGTTGCAACACTTATTTCTGGTGTGGCTGGTGCAAAAGGTAGTGGCATATTAAGTGCTATTCAGCAATATTCAAAAATGAGCAAAAGTATAGCTGGCATAACTACAGAAGATGTGGCTATGCTTAGACAATACAATGCTTTAATTGGTCAAGGCGTGTCAGTTTCAGAAGCTTCTGCTCAGGCGTTAAATGGAGCATCTGAATCGGCAAGACGGTTGGCAACAAATGCAAATGGAGCTGCTGTTTCGGAAGAAGTACTTAATAGGGCGCAGAATAAATTAACTCTTGGTGCAAGGGCTGCGGCTGTTGCAACAAAAGCACTTGGCACAGCTTTTAATATTGCCATTAATATGGCTGTGGTGTATATAATAAGTGCTATCGTCAAGGGTTTAGATGAATTAATTGTCACACAAAAAGAAGCAACTCAATTAGCGGAAGAACAAAGACAAAAGGCTTTGGATGCTATGAGTGCCTATGAAGCAGAAAGCACAGCTTTAAACGACGTAGTATCGCAGTACACGAAGGTAATATCTTCTACATCCGATTTGAGTTCTCAAAAAGAACAGCTTTTAAATTTGCAAAATCAACTTCCAGATTCATACAAAGAAGAAGCCGAAGGAATAGATTTAGTAAATGGTAAAATATCTGATAATATTGCTTTGCTTAATGAGTTAGAAAGAAAAAAAGCAGACCAATACGTCAGAGACAATCAAGGTGCATATGAGATTGCACAGCAAGAATTAGCGCAAAGAACATCATATTCTTTTAATGCAAAGGGAATAAAAAGTTTTGCTGGCGACAAAAGAGTTAGAGATTACTTACTTAGCATAGAAAAAATATCGAAAGATACTGATAGCTGGACTGGGCTTTCATGCAATGCGTTCCGTGATTTCACAATAGAAAACGCAACTCTTGATGAGCAAGTTCAAATTCTGTCTCAAATTAGAGATTTTTACAAGGATTTAGAAGGTCATAACGTCACATGGTTAGACCAGTTAGATGACGAAATAAAAAGATTGCAGAAAATAGTTGATGCGGATAATAATATAATCAACGGAATGAAAGAGCAACAAAAAATAGCATCTCTTACAGCCCAAGAATATAATTTAATCAGTCAAGCCACTTTAGCATATCGTGAGTATCAAACATCTTTAAATTCTGAAAATAAAGACGAAGCTCAAAACGCTTTGTCAGCTTTGTATAATGTTAAAGATATAGTTTATTCTATGACAGATTCATCATCTGCTTTAAGAACGCAGTTTGATGAACTTTGGAATACTTTCACTATCGGCGCAAAGGAATCGGTTTCTTCTATTGAAGAAGTTCGTGCCGACTTTGCCGAATTATCTGGTGAAGCTTTTGATAAAGAACTAAAGAATGTTGAAGATATTAGCAAAGCCATAGATTCGCTGCTTAATGGTGAGAACTTGTCTCATGAAGATGCGTGGAAATTGCTCAACCTTGATACGGAAGGAGTTCTCTCTGATATCGAGATTATCAATGGACAATACAAACTCTCGACAGATCAGCTTGTGGCGTTAATGGAACAGCAAATCAATAAGCAGAAGGAGTCTATTGAGACAACAAAAGCGCAAGCTGTGGAAGAATTAAACTTGTTAAAAATACAACTCCGCAGATTAAAGGTCAACTCCCCTTCTGATGTTGCTGCGTATAAATCGCAATTAGAAAAAATTACTGGTGATATGCGAGATATGCAAAATATCATTGATGGTAGTGATTTGCTATTGCAGGAATTGAACGGTCTTTTAAATAAGACATATGCGATTACAGGCACAATTGCTACAAGCTTAACTAACGCAGTCAAACAATTCGAGGCAGAAGTTGAGGCAATAGACAGCGCAATAGACTCTCTCAATGACCGTAAGGAAGTTTTGCAAGACGAAAAGAGTATATTGCAAGACCAACTCGACGTTCTCAATGAGCAGAAGAAAACTATTGAGGACACTATTGCTAATTATGATAAAGTTGGCGAGGCTGTAAACGATCTTGTTCAAGCGCAGGTTGAGGGCATACAGTCTCAAATTGATGCTCTTGAAGAAGAACGCAAAGCGATTGAGGACTATTACGAAGAACAGCTTGACGCACTTAAAGAGCAAAACGAAGAAAGAGATGATGCCATTGAAAAGGAAGAAGCACTCGCCAATCTTGCAGATGCACAAAGCAAGAAAAAGAGAGTGTATTCCTCCGCACGTGGATGGACGTATGAATCATCTAAGGAAGATATCCTTAACGCTCAAAATGCACTTGCTAAAATTGCAACCAACGAGCAAATCAAGGCTCTCGAAAAGGAAAGAGACTCTAAGCTTGGTGAGTTTGATGACCGCAAAAAAGATTATGAATCTCAGATAAAATCGTATCAGGATTATGCAAAGCAATATACGAGCGTGGCTGATGATATCAAAAAGGCTGAAAACGAATTGCTTGCAGATCAGATACTCGGTTCAGAATGGCGTGAAAAAATTGAGCAGAAGGACGAGGGCTTGCTTACAAAATATAGGGCGCAGTATACAAGTTTTAATGAGCAGCTTACTAACCTTACCAATAACGAGATTGCAACTTTACAGGCTTCAATTGATGCTAAGGACGCAGAGATAAAGAAAGTTGATGATGAGGTAAAGGCTTATAACCGCTATAAAAGCACTGTACAGAAAAGCCTTGCTGATGCTAAGGACGCACTCGAAACCTATAAGAACAATATGAACACAGCAAAACAGGATGTTATTGATGCATGGGAAGGCATGGAACATGAAGGATGGGATAGAAGTTGGAAAATGGAATCCTATAATAACAAAATAGCCTCATCCGCTGAAAGTGCAAGAGATAGAATTGTGGCGGCATATCGTGATGTAGAAAATGCTCTTAGTATGTTTGACCGTTTTCAAGACAGTCCTACTGGTTTTGGTATTGTTAATAGCGCAGGTGATGCAGAATTACTCCGCAGATTAAGAAATCTCGGTTACTACGCTAACGGCGGAACAAACTCTTATACAGGTCTTGCAATGCTTCACGGAACAAAGCAGCAATCAGAAACAATATTCAGTGCAAATGACAGCAAAAAGCTTTATGATATGATTCATAATACGCCAAACCTCATGGCAGACATGGTAAAGAAAGCAAGTCGTTCAATTGGCTTTACCCCTGTCAACAACACCAATTCAAACAGTGTTAATGTTCATATTGGGCAGGTTGTCGCTAACAATCCAAGAGAATTTACGCAAGGTCTGGACAGAGAACTTGATTCATACTTCCGCAGAAAGCTCACGGCGAGCTACGTACAATAATACAACTCCCCTACATTTTTTCTGGCATTGGAACTGAGTTCATTTCACAGAAAAATTATGTAGGGGAAATTTATATAAGAAAGTGGGTGAATAAATGCTACAATATCCTACAAATGTTTATCCTGATAATGCAACTTTTGACAGGACAAGCGATGGAAAGACAAATAGACTGTCTTTCACTTTTAATGGCGATATCTTATCTGGTGTGTTGTACAAGGTTTACAATTACAACACAGGTGCGCTTGTCAAGACTGGCGGTTATATGCCGCAAAACCGTAAGCCTATTTGCTATAACGGGGAATTATTTGATTCATATAATCTGCCAAACAATCCAAACCATATAGGGTTCTTCGGGTTCGATGATGGAGATGGTGAGCCAACCTATTTATCTAATGGCGACGATTATGTTTTGCAATTGCAGTTAGTACAGTGGAACGAAGGTTCAAATAAGCCATTGTGCGATATGTTTGTTTTACGTGGCATTACGCAAAAAGATTATGTTGCAAATGACGGAGAGATTATTGTAGAAGATAATGCTACTGCCATTTACGATTGGGACACGGAATCTGTTGATGATTGGCGTAGACCTTCTTCAAAGTGGTCTGTATTTGCAGGTGTAATGTATATCACTGTCAAGGGTGTAACAAGAATGATTGACGCATATAACCCACTGACAGGTCAGATATATCTTAGAAAAACTGACGAAAGCGAATCCGACACAATACCGTTAAATATACCTAAAGGAACACCTTATCAAATTTATTGCAATTACAAGGTGAGTAAGCAATTTTATTTCAAATGTAGAACAACACCATCTGTAACGGCAAATTTACGGTTTGTAGATTACAACTACAGTGCTCATAATGATAGCACAATAGGCTTTAATGTTTCTTGTGATTATTCACAAGCACAGGGTTCTTTGATAAGCTACTACAAAATAAGGTTGTATTGGAATTGGGAATATGCACCATCAAATCCTTTGGCTGCTCCGTGGAGGCTGGTTGACGAAACGGACAATATTTATTCTCAGAAAATAGAATACACTTTCTTTGACGCTTTTTATTTGAGATATAAAAAGAGGGTTAATGGGGAAATAGAAGATATGTCGGCGGTTGCTGCTTTGCCGATGTATTATAAAGCCGAAGTTGAAATTATGACCGCAGATGGAATGAATGTTAAAACAGAGAGTCTCATAATCGCAAACGTAGCAAACATCACAGATGGCTCTGAGACATCAATTCAGGAACTTGTCATTAACGATGCTGACGAACCAGATGTTTATTATCCTGACAGCATTGATGCGCCCATATTTAACCAGTCTCACAACTTAAAGCACGTGATTCATATTGTGGGTGGCGGCGGAAGTGGATATCCGCAAGGGACTAAGTTTACCTATTACAGAGAAAATCTTAATACTGGCGAAATAACACTTCTTGATACTGTCGATGATATAACCGTTCCTACTAAAGGCAAATTCAGATATTATCAAGTGCCAAGACAGCTTCATCCATCTGTTGACCCAGAACACATCATAGAGGTTGATACATTCACAAAAGGAATTAGTTATAAGGATATCGAATTAGACTCGTCACTAATGAAGGGCTGTTCAATTACTGAGTTAATTCTGTGTGATGACAATTTGCAGTTTGGCACAAAACCACGATACAAGATTGGCGATCAGTGGCGATTTATTGGAGATATACAGAACACCACAATTACTCAAAATGGGGATAGGTATGTTCATGTAGGCTACGGTACTTTCCCTAAAATTACAAGCACTAAGACAAGTTATTTGTCTGGCTCTGTGTCTGCGACAAATGGCTATGTAAATTGTACAACCAAAAAGTATGTAGACGATATTGATGTGGTTAGGGCGTGGCGTGAATTTATATCACGACAGTCAATTTATATGCTTAAAACACAGAAGGGGGATGTGCTGGTTGTTGCTGTGTCAGACAATCCTACAACAACATATCAGGAAGATGTTAAAGAATTGCCCACAACATTTACGTTTGATTGGGTTGAAGTATGCGATATACGTGACATAAAGGTCAGATATACGATTGACATAGACCCAGATCATCATTATTAAAAAGGGAGGGGATTTGATGGAGTATTACAACGTCAACACCTCTGAATACAGAAAAGCCCTTAGAAGAAATCTCATTACAAGATATTTGTTGAAACTTGAACTCTTGACTTATTACGAAACTCCGATTGGTGATATAACAAAAGAAATTGGAATTGACGCAAAGGGTCAAATCAACATAAATTACAATCAACTAACACGGCGTTCATGTAGCTTAAACATTGCAAACGTCGAGGGTAAATATTTACCAAGCCCGAATAGCCTTATATGGTACAATCGCAAATTCAAACTGTGGGTTGGCATAATGACCCACACGGGCGATATATACTGGTTCTCACAGGGCGTGTACCTCATTGTTTCAGCTCATGCAAATGCACACACTGTTTCAATCGAAGCCGTTGATAAGGGCGGCGCATTGGATGGAACTCTGAAAACCAACATGGCAGATGTGCAGTATATTGCCAAGAAGGGTATGTCTATCACAGATACAATTCGTGATACATTGTCTTTGAATATGGGAGGTATCGGAATAACAAACATAAACGGTGCTATGGGCGGTGCTAATATTGCTATCGATCCCATACCACCGCTTATAGATATGCGATACAACGAGCAAAAATTAAAGACAGATGTGTCAGTTGATGAAAATAACTACATAGGGGATTTGCTGGTTTCTGTTGCTAATAGTTACGGTGCAGATATTTATTACGATACGCAAGGTCATTTGAGGTTAGACGCAATGGCAGATTTGTTTATTGTAGAAGGTTACAGATATATGGCTCATCAGTGGGATTTTGTGGATTTATCTCAGCCTGATTATGTATATGAATTTAATGCTATAAATGCAGTAACAGTTTATACTAATTTAAGCGCAAAATCACAAGCGTTAGCCAATGCGCAAGAAGAAAAAGATGTGATTGGTGATGGCGACCCAGATAGCTCCTATGCTCTTGATAATATAAAGGTTAAGAACATATCCTATACGGCTTACAATATTAACCCACGCTCCCCCGCCTCGGTAGCTGCGATTGGCGTAAGGCGCATGGATAGTCAAGAAATTGACTACATGGACACTACGCAGAGCGATATGGAAGCGAGAGCGCAACAATATGCAATTATGCTTTTGCAAAAAGAGAGTATAAAGGGAATGAATGTCTCGTTTAATTGCCCTATCATACCACATTTGGATGTAAACCAAACAATAGGTTTGTCTGACGAGTATCAGGGCATAGAAAACGGCACATTCGTTGTGCAGTCCATCACTTTGCCGTTGGGTGCAGAATCAATGAAAATTACGGCTACAAATGTAAATTGGCTACCAACTAACTTGGATGTTGATATTGCGGTAGTAAGAGAAGAAGAAGAAAGCGAGGTGTCGGAATAATGCCAGATGCAATTACCGAATATGTTGAACAAGTTTGTGATAAAAAAATCAAAGATAGTCAGTGCGTAATGGCAGTTCCAGCCTCAGTCAAAAAAGTGTTGTCTAATGGTATGTGCTTGGTGCGTCTCATAGCAAATGACACGGAATTAGTCATCCCAAATTGGAGTGGTTGTGACGTTGTAATAGGTGACGAGGTACGTGTATTTTTTACAGGCTCAATAATATCAGAGAGAACCGCATATATCGGTGCGGCTACTTATGTAGTAAATAGACAGTGGGGTCTTATTGAGGGCGATTTTATAATTGATGAAGGTAGCGTTTCTCCAAGACATCCAAAAGGACAAAGAGCCATACCGATCAGTATTGATGAAGGTGTAACCATTTTTCGATATGGGTTTAGGGCGTTCCAAAAACAGGCAGTTCTTGCAACTTTTAATGGCATCATACAAGCTGCTAATAGTAATTGTGCCACAAGAATCGAATTTTATATAGATAATCAAGAATACGGTTATAAATATATTATGGATATGCCATCTTCGGGGCATTATTATTGTCCTACGGTTACTTTGCCGATTAAGGTCGATGAAGGAAATCATGTTTTTGAAGTAAGGATATTCGGTGACGATCAACACGCACATATAGGGTATTATGAAGATGCTCACTCATTTATTGTAGGTCAAGGTTTAGTAGAAGTGGAGGTGAACGATGGATAAGTTCTTTTTGAGAAAGATTGTTGCGGTGTGGGCTTTTGATAAGAATGGTGAGGCGGTTTGGAAATGTCGCAACGTTGACAAATTGAAGATAACACAGGACGGAACAACAGTCCGCAAAAAGGATTCTATGGGTGCTACCATCTTTCAGTTGACTACTGATAAGAGTGCAAGAATATCTTTTGAAGTCCCTGAGTGGGATTTGGAGATTCTTACAAGCCTTATAGGTGCAGAAGAACGCAAACTTGACGGAAGCGACAACCCTTATTTGATTGAACCTATCCACGTTCCTCACGCCGAAATACGCACATTGACTGATCTTGATATATCAAACGGATATATTACACTGGAAATTGAGCCACGTATAACTCGGTATGGCTACCACGAAATAGCCGTACATCAAATTAACCATGCCGATACTATACTTGCTAACTTTCATCAAGGAATAGTTGCTGACGAAACAACTTTTAGGGTGCAAGATGATAAATTATTTCTTCCAACGGAATTGGTTGCTGGCGATATGATAGAGATGGTTTATGAGTATGATTCATATAGAGGCGTGGAGATTGTAAACAGCAGTCGTTCTATGCCTGAAACATGGAAAGTTCGCATACTCATGTTGGCTTCGCCCGTTTGCAATATTGATAAAATCTCGTCAATTTGGTTGACGGCGCAAAATGCTACGCCAGAAACAAACGCTTCGCTTGACTTTAACATAGAAGATAATATCTCTATAAGCTTAGAATTAGGGCATAGCTTGTGCGGAAATGATAAGCTGTATGAGATTGTAACTGCTGGCGTAACTGACGAAGATGGTGCGCCATTGTATACAAATAATAACGAGGCTTTGCAGTCTTATGATACGCAAACAATAATGACTTTAGAATAAAGGTAAGGAGGTAAATATGGGCATATTAAGTAAAACATTTCCTAATGCAAAATCGGTAGATTCTGCTCTCAAAAGAGCTAACAAGGCGGAGGTTGATATTAACGCTTTGAATAAAGAAGTTCCTTTAAAAGTGTCAGAAGCGGACTTTCGAGAAAAAACACAAGACCTTCAAAATCAGATAAATAATATTGTTCGTGCTCCCGAATCTGGCGGTGATGTTGCGGCTGAAGTAAGTCAG